CTAACGAAACAATCGCATTAGCGTTTGCAATCACAGAAGAAGCTATCGAAGATAACTTGTATGACAGACTTGCGTCTAGATATACAAAAGCGTTAGCAAGATCTATGGCAAACACTAAGCAAGTTAAAGCAGCAGCTGTATTGAATAATGGTTTCAATGCAAACTTTGCTGGCGGTGACGGAGTAGCATTATTTTCTACTGCTCACCCAACTATTGCTGGAACTTTCAGTAATGAGTTAGCAGTTGCTTCTGACTTAAACGAAACTTCATTAGAACAAGCTTTGATTGACATCGCAGCTATGACTGATGAAAGAGGCCTAAAAATTGCGTCTAGAGGAATGAAATTAATTATTCCTTCAGCACTTCAATTTACTGCTGACAGACTTATGAAGTCTGAAGGTAGAACAGGTACTGCAGATAATGACATTAATGCAGTTAAAAATATGGGAATGATTCCTGAAGGTTACACAGTTAACCACTTTTTAACTTCTAATAAAAAATGGTTCATTAAAACTGATGTTCCTAATGGTCTTAAACATTTCGTTAGATCACCTATCAAAACTTCTATGGAAGGCGACTTTGATACTGGTAACGTTAGATACAAAGCTAGAGAAAGATATGTATTTGGATTCTCTGATCCAAGAGGCATATTCGGATCTGACATTTAGTAATTAATATTTTAGGGGCCGCCTTAAAACGGCCCCTTTATTACATATAAAGGTGTGTAAATGAAAAAAACTCGCATAAATATCTGGGCTTACGATCATCATGCAATATTTAATATTGAGCATGCTGAAGATACGGCTGAAAGTGTTGAAAAAGCAATACTTGACAAGCTAGGAGAAAAGAGTATAAAATGGGAGTATCTCGGAAACAACTATAATAACGAGATAAATCGAATAACTTATGAGGAGGTTATTGATGATACAAGACCTATACAAACAAAAAAGGTCCTTGGAGTTGAAGTGGCAACAGGAGCATCTGTCTAATGATAGATACACTCTTGAGATGGTTAGAATTGATGACAAAGTTAGAAGAGTCATTACTGACATCAAGCTTGAAGAAGCTAGAATTGCCCACAGGCAGAATAGCGTTGAAGGCGCTGCTCCACAAGTTTCTGTAGCTACTTAATACAAAAGCTACATCGTTGAATAAATTACATTCACACTACAGGCTCTCTTGCACTCTACTAAAAAGTGTTGTATAAATACCATACTATACATTTAATAAATGATGAGTGCTGACGCGTATAGTCGACAACCCTAGGGACAGTATTCAGATATCTAGGAGGATATTAATATGGCAACAACTACTTTTTCGGGACCAATAAAAGCGGGAACGATCTCAAATACAACAGGAACAACAGTTGGCGATGACGTCAAAAATGTTGGTTTTGTAAAAATGGCTCAAACTGCAGGGTGGACTCAATCTACTACAGCAGCAGACACTGGAATTGTAATTCCAGCTAATAGTCAAATTACAGAAATAATCATTAATATTACTACTGCGTGCGATGCAGCTAACATAAGTGCTGGTACAACTTCTGCATCAACTGAAGTATTTACAGCATTAGCAGCTGGAACAGCAGCAAATGTATTTAAATATGGATCTACAGGTACAATTACTGATGGTGATACTTGGGCTGATATAGGATCAAGCGACTTACCAATCTATATTGATTTCAGTGCTGGTACAAGCGGAGTTGGTTTTATTACAGTTGAGTATATTCAAAATATAAACAACGCGTAATTAATTAATTAAGTGTGGGCTTCGGCCCACACAAAAAATTTAAAAGGAGAAAATATGTCATCATATTCAAGTGATCAAACAACCTTAAACTTAGCTGTTATTGCTACTGATACTTTAGCAAGAGCAGGTAGAGCTAGAATTACTTCTATTCAAGCAAAAGGAATAGCAAGTTCTACTTTACTTTTATATAACGTAGCAACATCAGGAGCAGCTGCAGCAGGTAATTTAGTAGCTACTTATAATTTTGGAACAGAAGGACTAGAAGTTTATGTACCAGGTTCTGGAATTCTTTTTGATGAAGGAATTGTATATAACTTAGCAGGTTCAGGTGGAAGTGCTACAGTAACTATTACTGGCGGATAAGGTTTACACATGGCGACTATTACTTATACAGTTACGGTTGCAACTGGAACGAACCAGTATAGTGCTAATGCAAATAAGTATTATATTAACGGAGAAGTTAGTCCGGTTCTAGAATTGCAAGAAGGCAATACTTACATCTTTAATCAAGATGATAATAGTAATACGGGTCATCCTTTAAAATTTTCAGCAACAGCTAACGGAACACATGGAACAGCACCAGGTGGTGGTGCGGGAGTAGAATACACTACAGGTGTAACAACTTCTGGAACTCCAGGAACAGCAACAGCTTATACTCAAATTGTTGTTGCTCCAGTACAAACTACAGGCGCTCCGGTTTTATTTTATTATTGTTCTGTTCACAGCGGTATGGGTAATACTGCCCTTACAACTCCTCCAACTTCAGGTGAAACATTTTTTAATCCATCTATGGATGAAATTATTGAAGAAGCTTTTGAAAGAACAAACATGAGAGGAACTAGAACAGGTTATCAATTAAGATCTGCAAGAAGATCATTAAATATTATGTTTTCAGAATGGGCCAATAGAGGTGTTCATTTATGGAAAATAAAATTAGCTAAAATACCTTTAGTACAAGGTCAAGCAGAATATAGTTTTGCAACTGATTCTGTTAATTTTCCAAATGATTTAGATGAAGTATTAGAAGCTTACTATAGAAATAATTCTACTCCAACTGCACCTGTAGATGTTGCACTTACTAAAATAGATAGATCAGCTTATTCACAAACACCAAACAAATTAACACAAGGTACACCTTCGCAATATTATGCACAAAGAAAATTAAATCCAAGTATTTTTTTATATGCAACACCAAGTGCTAGTATATCAAGTACAACTACACCAAGTAATTTTCAATTTTGTTTTTATTATATGGCAAGAATTCAAGATGCAGGTGCATATACAAATACAGCAGATGTTGTAAATAGATTTTATCCCTGCATGATGTCAGGTCTTGCTTATTATTTAAGTTTAAAATTTGATCCTGAAAGAACACAATCATTAGAAAGAACTTATGAAAGTGAAATGTTAAGAGCACTTGATGCAGACAACCAAGGTACATCTAGTTTCATATCACCACAAACATTTTATGGGGATGGTGTATAATGGGTGGCTACGCACGAGGAAAAAATGCTTTAGCAATTTCTGATAGATCAGGAATGAGATTTCCATATTCTGAAATGATGAGAGAATGGAATGGTTCATTAGTTCATTACTCAGAGTTTGAAGCAAAACAACCACAGCTTTCTCCAAAACCTGTAGGTTCAGATCCACAAGCTTTATACAATCCAAGACCACAAAGATCATCTACAGCTGTTTTAATTTTATTAGACAACAATCCGTTTACAAGTATTATTTATAGTGGAACAACTTATGTAAATGTTTACTCAGAAGATCATCAAAGAAAAGCAGGAGACGTTGTAAGATTAAGAGGAGCACCAGAAGTAACAACTGCAGGAACAGGTGGAGCTGACGCTTATAATTTGCAACAGTTTGCTAACATACCTACATTTGATAATGTAAGTGATTTAAATAATGCAAATGGTTTTACAATTGCATTAGGACAAATAGATTCTTCAGGAAATATTACAGGAGCTACAACAACTGATCCTTTAACAAATCCAGTAAGTTATTTTTATATAACTAGCACTAGCAATGCAACAACAGGTAATATACAAGGAGGAGGTCCAGCTTGTTCTGCAGGACCCGTAACATTAAAGGCATTATAATATGGCATACACATTAGCAAATTTAGAAAATGATATTAGAAACTACACAGAAGTAGATAGCACTGCATTTAGTTCTGCTATTCTTAATCCTATTATTAAAAATGCAGAAAACAAAATTTATAGAGAAGTAGATTCTGATGAAGAAAGACATTATGCAACATCAAATGCTATTATTGGAAACAGATATGTAACTATTCCCGCTGATTTAAGATTTATTAGATACGTTCAACTAACTAATACTCAGGGAGATCAATTTTATTTAGAGCAAAGAGACACTAGTTTTATGGCTGAATACTATGCAACACCTAGTACACAAGCTGTAGGAATACCAAGATATTATGGTAACTGGGATACAGAATTTTGGGTAATTGCTCCAACACCTGATAAAACTTATGAAATTACTCTAGCTTATAATAAAGAGCCTCTTAGTATTACAGATACAACATCTACACCGGCTCCAGCCACAAATGGAACTTATTTGTCAAACAAATATCAAGATTTACTTTTGTATGCTTGTCTGGTAAATGCATATGGATACTTGAAAGGACCTCAAGATATGATACAATACTATAATCAGGCTTATGAAAAAGCTCTGATGTCGTATGCGATTGAACAACAAGGTCGAAGACGCAGAGATGAATATCAAGATGGAGTTATTCGTACTCAATTAAAATCCGAATCCCCATCGAGTTATTAATAATTAAGGAGATAAAATAATATGGCAAATATAATACCTAATAGTTTTAGAGGTGCTCTATTTGAAGCTAATCACAATTTTAAAGCTTCAGGTGGAAACGCTTTTAGTCTATCTCTGTATGTTGGAAGTGGATCTTTTCCATACACAGCAGCAAGTACTGTATATTCAGCTACTGACGAAGTAAGTTCTGGTGGAGGCTCTAATTACGCAGTTAAAGTTTTAACTAGACTTGGAGTTGCTTCAAGTACAGCAGTTGCTTCAGTTGACTTTGATAATGTAACTTGGTCAAGTGCAACTTTTACTGCATCTTATGCAGCAATTTACAATACAGATACAGTTGATGGAACAGCAAACAGACTAGTAGTAGTTTTAGATTTTGGTGGAGCAAAGACAGCAACGAATGGTGATTTCACTATTACGTTCCCTGATCCAACTACACCTGCTAATGCAATTATTAGTATGAGTTAAGGAAAAAATTTATGGCGTTGGTAATAAATGACAGAGTAAAAGAAACTAGTACTACTACAGGTACAGGCACGTTAGATCTTGCCGGTGTTGTAAGTGGTTTTGTAACTTTTGTTGCAGGAATTGGTAATAGTAATACAACTTATTATGCTATTCACGAACAAGGAACAAGTAAATGGGAAGTTGGTATTGGTACAGTAACCGATGCAACACCTGATACTCTTGCAAGAACTACAGTTTTAAATAATTATTTAGGAACTACAGCTAAAATTTCTTTTGCAGGAACTTTAGATGTATTTTGTACAATGCCTGCAAGTAAATCGGTTTACCTAGATTCAACAGGTACACCAGTAGGAGCAGCGTCAGCCGGCTTTGCATTAGCAATGGCGGTTGCATTATAAATAGGAAAAAAATATGGCACAAGATTTTAGAAATGATTTACAATCCGCGGTTGGAACAACACCTGTAAACTTAATTGTTGCAGGAGATTATGATGCAGTAATTGGAATTAGAATTTGTAATATTTTAACTTCTACAGTTGAAGTTGATGTTTACATAACTAATAGTGGAAACAAATACATCGCCAAAGATGTTGTAATTCCACCAAACTCTGCAATCGAATTAATTCAAGGTGGTGCAAAAATTGTTTTAAAAAATGGCGATACATTAAGTGCAGTTTCAAATACAGCTTCGTCTGTAGATATTGTTACTTCTTATATTGACACAATTAGTTCGTAGGAGGAATTATGACGGCAATAGTAAATGGAATCCAATATATTGGGGGGCAGACAGCTCCTAACGAATTTATAAATAATCAAGCGTCCACAATCGATGGTACGCAAACAATTGAAAATGCAGTTTTAGCAGGACCTATTACTATTCCTGCAACTGTAACAGTAACAGGGACATTGGTAATAGTATAATGAGTAAAATAGAAGTAGATCAGGTAGATCCGCAATCAGGTACAACCTTAACTTTAGGTACGTCCGGAGATACAGTTAGTATTCCTTCAGGTGTAACTTTAGCTAATGCAGGAACAGTTACAGGTATTCCAACCTCTGCTCTTACAGGAACAATTGCTTTAAATCAAATGGCTACTGGTACAGATGGAAACATTATTTCATATGATGCATCTGGTAATCCAGTTGCAGTCGCAACAGGAAATGCAGGACAAGTTCTAACTTCAGCGGGTGCAGGTGCACCTCCGACTTTTGCAGCAGCTAGTGGTGAAAGTAACACCCCAGCTTTTTTAGCTTATGCAAATGCAGACCAATCAGGTATATCAGGAAATACTTATACAAAAATTACTAATTATGGTGTTGAAGTTTTTGATACAGATAATAAATTTGCAAGTGGAAGTACATTTACACCT